TCTCCAAGTTAGATGACCTAACCTTAGGTATAAGAGATACTGAGTTAGTTACCATTACTGCTGGGTCTGGACTAGGTAAGTCACAGTTTGTAAGAGAGCTAATCTACAGCATTTTTAATCAAACTACTGACAACATTGGTATCATGTTTCTTGAAGAAAGCACAGATCGAACTGCAAGATCATTGATGTCACTTGAACTAAACAAACCAATACACATACCAGGAACTGAGGTTACTCATGAAGAACTTGAAACTGCTTACAACACTATGCTTAAAGACGATAGGATTTATTTCTACGATCATTTTGGATCTAACGACATTGATTCTATTGTTAACAATGTTCGGTATTTTGCCAAAGCTCTTAACTGCAAGTACATCTGTCTGGACCATGTTTCAATAGTTGTATCAGCGCAATCGAACAACGATGAACGTAAAGCTATTGACGAGATTATGACAAAACTGCGAATGTTAACTCAGGAAACAGGTATCTGTCTTTTCTTGGTCAGTCACTTGAAACGTCCTGATGGTAAGGGTTTTGAGGATGGTGCTCAAGTCTCTATCTCTGCTCTTCGAGGTTCTGGATCTATCGCTCAATTATCGGATGTTGTTATCGGTTTAGAGCGTTCTAGTCAAGATCCTGATCCTATCGAGCGCAACACTACAACGGTCAGAGTATTAAAGAATCGCTACTCTGGTCAAGTTGGTCCTGCTGGACGCTTGCTTTATGATCTAAAGTATGGTAGAATGGCGCAGCGTTTAGATGAAGAGGAGGATAACGCTTTATGAGAAAAATAATCATTGATATTGAAACCGATAGCACAGCTAGTCAGATCTGGTGTGCTGTCACTAAAGACTTAACTAACCAGGAGATAAACGTATGGACGGAAGCAAGCGAGTTACAAGAGTATCTAAAACCCACAGATATCTTGATTGGTCACAACATAATAGGGTTCGATGCTCCAGTGTTAAGGAAGCACTGGAACTTGACTATCGACTCAAGCCAGTTGCAAGACACCTTAGTAATGTCAAGACTATTAAACCCAGTGGTAGAAGGAGGACACTCTCTAAAAGCTTGGGGACTAAAATTAGGAAATCACAAGGACGAGTTCAACGACTTCGATGGAGGGCTTTCAGATGAAATGGTCAGCTACTGCATACAAGATGTTGAGGTCACTGCAAGACTATATGAAACTCTTACTGACAGTCTACTGGATTGGGGTGAGTCAGTTGATCTTGAGCACAAGGTTGCTGCTGCCGTCAAACAACAAGAAGAGAACGGATTCAAACTTAATCAAAAGGAAACAATTATCCTTCTTGCAGATTGGAAGCAAAGACTGGCAGAAATTGAGGAAGGATTACAAGAAGTTTTCAGACCTATTGTAACTGAGCGTGTTAGTGAAAAAACAGGTAAACGTCTTAAAGATAAAGTTGAAGTGTTCAATCCAGGTAGCCGTAAGCAGATAGCAGAACGTCTTATGGCTCTTGGTTGGAAGCCTAACAAACACACAGAGAAAGGAACGGTGGTCATTGATGAGAGCGTATTGGAAACTATTGACAGACCTGAAGCTAGGCTATTCGAGGAATACTTACTCCTTCAGAAAAGGATTACTCAAGCTGAAAAATGGATTGACTATGCGGATAACTCCTCACGGGTTCACGGTTCAGTCATCACCAATGGAGCAATTACGGGAAGAATGACACACAGTAAACCTAACATGGCACAAGTACCTAGTGTGTCTAGTCCTTACGGTAAAGAGTGTAGATCTGTGTGGACGGTAGAGGACGGTAATAGACTTGTAGGGATAGATGCTTCTGGGTTAGAATTGAGAATGTTAGCGCATTTCATGCGAGATGATGAGTACACCAAAGAGATATTGAGTGGTGATATTCACACAGCCAATATGAAAGCTGCTGGTCTAACCAACAGAGATCAAGCTAAAACTTTTATATATGCTTTCTTGTATGGGGCTGGTCCAGCTAAGATAGGTAAGATAGTTGGAGGTGGTGAGAAAGAAGGTAAGAAGTTAATTGATAGCTTTCTTGCTAACACGCCATCTTTAAAAAATCTAAGAAGCAAAGTAGATCGTATCTCTCAACAAGGATGGTTACCAGGTCTTGATGGTAGACGTTTAATTGTTAGATCTAAACACGCTGCACTCAATACTTTATTGCAGGGTGCTGGTGCAATAGTTATGAAAAAAGCCTTAATACTATTGACAGAGAAGTTAAAATGTGATAGAATACACGGCTCGTTTGTAGCTAATGTTCATGATGAATGGCAGATAGAAACGACAAAAGAGTTCTCTGAATCTGTAGGTCAGTTAGGCGTGCAGGCAATTCAGGAAGCAGGACTTGCTCTCAAGCTACGGTGTCCCCTTGATGGCGAGTATAAAATAGGTACTAATTGGGCATCAACACACTAAAAGGAAATATATGGCTAATATAAAACCAGTTGTAGTAAACGCAGAAATTATGTGGGCTTTTCTCGATACACCTAATCCAAGAAGTCATAAGTATCAGGTAGACTTATGTAAACTATCTACCAAAGCTGTGAGCACTTTGAAAGATATGGGTGTTACAGTTAGAAATGACAAACCTGAGAAGGGTTCTTATGTTACAGTCAAGTCAAAGAAGTTTCCAATCAAAGCAGAGCTTGAGGATGGAACTCCAGTCAACTGTAAAATAGAGAATGGTTCTAAGGCTATTGCTACTATTAAACCTTATGCTTGGAACTGGGAAGGATCTTCTGGCGTAGGGACTGGGGTTGGTAGGTTAATCATTACTGATTTGATTGAGTATGTCGAGGGTGGTGAAGTAAGTATGGACGATCCACTCTAACGTGTCAAAGTCAATGAACAATGCAACTGCACTCATTGACGGAGATATTCTGGTCTATAGGGTAGGCTTCTCTACTAACGAACCAGATGAGGAAAAGTTTGCTGTTTCTCGTATGGGTAATTTTGTAGATAGATTAATTAGGTTAGAAGGTATAGAAACTTATGAAGGATATCTAACAGGGAAGAATAACTATAGATCAGAAATTGCTACTGAACAGGCTTACAAAGGGAATCGTAAGGATGCTAGAAAACCAGTTCACTACGATTCTCTGCGTGAGTACCTTGTTTCAAAATGGGGCTTTACAGTTATAGATGGTCAGGAGGCTGACGATGCAATGGGAATCAAAGCGTATGATCTACCAGAGGATTCCAGTTGTATCATGACCATAGATAAAGACTTAGATATGATTAGAGGTTGGCATTATAACTTCGTTAAAGAAGATTTGTATTACGTTACTGAGAAGGAGGCTATAAAGAATTTCTACATTCAGATTCTTACTGGTGATCGAGTTGACAACATACCTGGGATTAAAGGTATTGGTCCAGTCAAAGCTAATAAGATTCTGGAGAACTGCACAACTGAGAAAAGTCTTTTCAAAGCTGTGAGTGAGAAGTACGATCATGACATTGATAAACTAACTGAACGTGGAAGGCTCTTATGGATAAGAAGAAAAGAGAAGCAATTATGGAAACCGCCAAACACTTCACGATAGGTTATGTCCAATGGGTTGATGCTGTTGCTGATGCAGGATGGGAGGATAATTCTAAAGCTGATGTTCATCCTGTTCTAAGTATTGGGTTTATTGTTGACGAGACAGAAGATGCTATTTGTCTTGCTGCTGCAATCTCTTACGATCAGTCTAACTCTAGGATACACATACCTAAACAGTGGATTAAAAGTATTAAGAAAGTAAGACTAGATAAATTTTTAGATACAGGGAGAAAAACATTAAAACCCAAAGTGCAAAAGCCAAAGGCAGAAAGCTCCAACAGTGGTTCAGAGATAACCTTATTGAAGAATTCTCGTTTTCCAGGTCCGATGTAAGATCTACGAGTATGGGGGCTGGAGGTGAGGATATACTATTTTCTCAAGAAGTAGGAGATCAGTTAGGTATATCAGTAGAGTGTAAATCTCGTGAATCAATGGCTGTCTATTCTTTTTATTCACAGGCTAAAGATAATTGTCCTGAAGGAAGAGAACCAGTAGTCATTGTAAAGCAGAACCATTCTAAGCCACTAGCAGTTATAGACGCAGAGTATTATATTAAATTACTAAAGGGAACCAATGAGACATTTGATAATTCCTGATACACAGTGTAAACCAGGTCACTCGTTTGAGCATTTAGAATGGGCTGGTAAGTATGCTGCTAAGACTAAGCCTGATGTTATTGTCCATCTGGGCGATCACTGGGATATGCCTAGTCTTAGTGTATACGACATAGGTAAGAAGTCTTTTGAAGGTAGGACTTACAATGATGATATCCAGGCAGGTAACAAAGCTATGGATACATTTATGAAACCAATAATAAGTGAGCAGAGGAGGCAGAGAGATAACAAGAAGAAAGTATGGAAGCCTAAGAAGGTTTTCTTAATTGGTAATCATGAGCAACGTATTGAGAGAGCTATTGAGTCAGATAGAAAGTTAGAAGGACTGATCGGTTACAACGACTTTAACTTAAAGAAGTATAACTGGGAAGTGCATAACTTTCTTGATGTAGCTGTCATCAATGGTATAGCTTATAGCCATTACTTTACTTCTGGTGTTATGGGTAGGCCAGTAAGCAACCCTAGTCTGCTATTGCAGAAGAAACATATGAGTTGTATTATGGGTCATGTCCAAGACAGAGCTATAGCGTTTAGTAAAAAAGCTGACGGCTCTAGGATCACTGGTCTATTTGCTGGTATCTTTTACCAACACGATGAGGAATATCTTAATCCTCAGACTAATGGTAGCTGGTCTGGTGTATGGATGTTTAATGAAGTAAACAACGGTAGCTTTGACGAGATGCCTGTATCTATAACTTATTTAAGGAACCAATATGGAAATCAATGAGACATTATCAACAAGAGAAGGACAGTATGGACAGTACCGTGTTGTGAGTGACATATCTCAAAACATAAAGTCAATAATCAAAGACTCTCCTAATTATAAAGCTATGCCTACTTATATGAGAGAAAGTTTGGATATGATTGCTAACAAGATGGCTAGGATACTCAACGGTAACTACTATCTGAATGATTCATGGCATGACATAGGTGGTTATGCAGCGTTAGTTGTCATGACTAATGAAGATATGGAGAAAGATAAATATGAACTTAACGATTAATGAACTAAAAGAAAAGTTGTATCTATTTGACGAAGTGGATATAATAGAATTATTGAATCTTACGACTGAGGACATACTAGACAGGTTTGAAGATTTAATTGAACATAACTACGATAAATTAATTAAGGAAATAACATGATGGATTTTTACCAAGAGTATATTGCTAAGAGTAGGTACTGCAGATTTGTGCAGGATGAGGGACGTAGAGAGAACTGGTATGAGACAGTCGATAGATACATGGACTTCATGAAGAACCATCTGGAGACTAAGCATAACCATGTTATTCCAATGGAGACAGACTCAGAGTTGCGTGAAGCTATCAAGAACCTAGAGGTTGTACCTTCTATGCGTTCTATCATGTCAGCAGGTAAGGCTCTGGACAGGGACAACACAGCAGGATACAACTGTAGTTATCTACCTGTTGATGATCCTAAAGCATTTGATGAGGCTATGTACATACTACTGTGTGGTACTGGTGTTGGCTTCAGTGTTGAGCATAAGTATGTTGACAAGTTACCTGAGATACCTGAGAAGATGTTCAAGTCAGACACGACTATCGTTGTTGCTGATAGTAAAGAAGGTTGGGCTAAAGCATTACGCCAGGTCATAGCACTACTGTACTCTGGTGAGATACCGAAGTGGGACTTACGAAAGGTTAGACCAGCAGGTGCTAGACTCAAGACCTTTGGCGGTAGAGCTAGTGGACCAGCACCACTGAATGAGTTGATTGAGTTTGTCATTAACAAGTTCAAAGGTGCATCAGGACGTAAGCTCAACACACTAGAGTGCCATGACATTATGTGCAAGGTAGCTGAGGTTGTAGTAGTGGGTGGTGTTAGACGTTCAGCTATGATCTCACTGTCTGACTTAGAAGATGACAAGATGAGACACGCTAAAGTGGGTCAGTGGTGGGAAGCTAATCCTCAACGTGCATTGGCTAACAACTCTGCTGTGTATGCTACCAAGCCTGATGTCGGTCAGTTCCTCAACGAGTGGACTAGCTTATATCACAGTCATAGTGGTGAGCGTGGTATCTTTAATCGTGAGGCTGCTGTAGCTACTGCTAAGAAGAATGGTCGTAGAGATACAGACTTCGAGTTTGGTACTAACCCATGCTCAGAGATTATCCTTAGACCTTATCAGTTCTGTAACTTGTCTGAGGTTGTGGTACGAGATACAGATACCAAGCAAGACCTAGAACGTAAGGTTAGACTAGCTACTATCTTAGGTACGTATCAGTCAACACTGACTCACTTCCCGTATCTTCGTAAGGTATGGCAGAAGAACACTGAGGCTGAGAGACTACTCGGTGTGTCACTGACTGGTATCCTGGACAACAAACTCATGGGAGAAACCAGTGATAAAACTAAAGCAATGCTTGAGGGACTCAGAGATGTTTCGGTTGCTACAAACTTACAGCTATCCACTGAGCTTGATATCCCTGTATCTGCTGCCATCACTTGTATTAAGCCTTCTGGCACTGTTAGTCA